ATTATGGATAAAGGTTACCTTAACAAAGATACACCATTCAATACCACTACACTGTTATTGGATCGTAATAAACAATCGTTGCCTAATAGCTTCTTTACTATAGAAGAACGTGACTTATTATGTAATAGTGATGTATTCTGTATGCTACCGTGGATCCATATACACGGATGGTCCGATGGTAATGCTTACCCGTGCTGTATGGCAGAGCCTAATGAACCTATAGGTAATCTTAGAGATTATACACTCGAAGAAGTATGGAACAATGCCTCCTATAGGACTATGCGACACAATATGCTCAATGGCATACCGTGTAAGGAGTGTAATAAGTGTTATGAGAAGGAGCGTAATGGGTTTTATTCATTACGTAATGAGAGTAATAGAAATTTCGCATATAGTATAAAGGATATCACCACCACTCCTGATGGTTCATCACCAGTTAATCCAATCTATTGGGATGTTCGCTTTACCAATATGTGTAACTTTAAGTGTAGGATGTGTGGGCCACAGTTTAGTTCTAATTGGGTAAACGAGTATAACAGTATGTATGGGCAATCGGATATAGAGAAAATAAGTTATACACGGGGTAATAAGCAATTAAACTGGGAAATGATAGAGCCATATATAGACAATCTCCATAAGATATACTGGGCAGGAGGTGAGCCTTTAATGATGGAAGAACATTGGCGTATAATGGATGAATTGATTAAGCGAGATAAGTTAGATGTATCGTTAGTATACAATACTAACTTTAGCGAAGTCAAGTATAAGGGGCGTTCAGTATTCGATATGTGGAGATTATTCGATGATGTCAGTATAGGAGCATCGTTAGATGGAATGGGTGATAGAGCAGAGTATATACGTAAGGGAACGGTATGGGATACTATAGTAAGGAATCGTTACGACATGCTCGATGTGTGCCCAGACGTAGACTTTTTTCCCAGTGCCACATTGCAGGTATTAAACGCATATCACCTACCAGACTTTCATAACGATTGGGTAGAGCGCGGCCTTATAGGCGTCTATGATTTCCATGTTAATATTCTCCAAGGCCCAGATTATTATAGACTCAGTATACTACCCGACTATATGAAGGAAGAAGTTAAGTCACTATACGAAGAACACATAAGTAGTATAGCAGATGCCGACGACATTAAGCGAGCCACCAATGGTTTCGAGAGTGCAATCAACTTTATGTATAGTGAAGATAGAACGGATCTTATACCAGAGTTCCGTAAAGAAATTACCAAGTATGATAACCACCGTAATGAAGATTTTCAAACGGTATTCCCAGAGTTGATACCACTATTCAAAACCTTCCCGGAGAGGTCTTAATAGACAGGGCCCTAGAATAACGATGGACTATAATGATAAAAAGCCACTAAAGATTGATTGGAATGATCTTTCACTATACCAACAATTGGTATTAGAAGAAAACCCATCATTCTGTATGTATCCTTGGACACATTTACACGCATACCCAGATAGTTCTGTTCATCTATGCTGTATGAGTGAGATGGATATGCCAGTCGGTAATCTAAATGATAACACGCTGGAGGAAATTTGGCATAGCGAACATATGGTGAATATACGTAATAGAATGATTGATGGACTACACAATCCAGAATGCGTCAAGTGTTATGAACAAGATAAGAATGGCTTTATGAGTGGCCGGGTATCAGCGAATAAACATTTCGGACACCATATAGCAAAGGCCAATAGTATAGAACCAGACTATGAGATAATATACTGGGATGTTCGGTTTAGCAACCTATGCAATTTTCGCTGTCGAACGTGTGGTCCCCTGTTTTCAAGCAATTGGTATCAGGATTATGTTAAATTACACCAAAATTCCCCTACAAATAGTAAGGTTATTACGTGTAATCTGGATATCGAAGAGTGTATCAGGCATATACCATACGTAGAACAGATATATTTCGCTGGTGGAGAACCCCTAATGATGGCCGCACATTGGGAGATTATTGCCGAATTACTAAAGCAAAATAGAACCGACGTTAAGTTAATATACAATACCAATTTTTCGCAACTCAAATATAAGCAATTGAGTATACTGGATATGTGGAAAGAGTTTGACTCCGTTAGTATAGGTGCTTCATTAGACGGTTCGGGTATGCGAGGAGAGTATATAAGGAAAGAAACTGTATGGAAAGATATAGTCGATAATAGAGAACAGATGTTACGAGTATGCCCAAACGTTGATTTCTATATAAGTTGCACGTTGAGTATACTGAATTCGTATCATATGCCAGACTTTCATAAAGAATGGATTAACTATGGCCTAATTAAAGCACCTGACTTCAATGTGAATATACTAATGAATCCTCCGCATTACCGTATAGACAATTTACCAATGCCAGATAAGGAGGCGGTAATAGAAAAATACAAACGACATATCGACTATCTTAGTCCAATCGATCCTCTCCAACGTGCAACCAATGGTTTTCAAAGTGCAATTAACTTTATTGAACAACCGAGCAATGCTAGACTATTCTTAGAGTTTATGGCACTCACCGCTAAAATGGATAAGATTCGTTCTGAGTCGTTTAATGAAACCTTTCCGGAGTTTAGTTTTGTCAATTAAGGATGATCTCAACCGTGTTCGAAACCCTGCGTTCAAAGCAATTCCTACTCTGTGTTACTTACCGTTTATTCATTTAGAAGCGTCTGCAATTGGGGACGTAAAGCCTTGTTGTATGACGGAAGGTCCTGTTCTGGATGAAGATCGTAATCCTTATAACTTATCAACTTGTACTCTGAAGGAGGCGTTTAACTCTCAGCATATGAAACAAATGAGGGCAGACTTTCTGCAAGGTAAAAAGCCTTCTAACTGTAAGAAGTGTTGGGATGAAGAGTCTCAAGGAATAACTTCTAAACGTTTAATTTGGGCAGAGCAATTCAGTTTAAAATACCCAGAGTTGGACTACGTTTTTACAAATGAAGTCAATGACTCGAACCTGGTTTATTTAGACTTAAAACTAGGAACCATTTGCAACTTAAAGTGTCGTATTTGTGGGCCGATGAGTAGTTCAAAGTGGGCGCAGGATGAAATAGATGTCGCTGTTCAGTTTGAAGGTGTTCAAAAGAGTGAAATAAAGGACTTAAAAGCGTACCAGTGGCAAAAGCAAGGGCAGTGGCCTCGAACAAACGATCGCTTCTGGCGCAACTTGGAAGAGATTCTGCCGGGAGTGGTTCATTTAGAGTTTACTGGAGGAGAGCCTTGGTTAATTAACGAGCACTTTGAGTTGTTAGAGCAGGCCGTTCGGGATGGTTTTGCAGGTCGCATCTACCTTCATTACAACACAAATGGTACGCAGTTGCCTCTCCATGCTTTGGAAAACATTTGGCCTCATTTCAAAGGGGTCAAGGCTTCCTTTTCTGTGGATGACGTTGGGAAGAAGTTTGAGTACCAACGGTCTGGCGCCAAGTGGGACGAGGTTAATTACAACATTAATTACTTGTGTGCAAATAAATTAGAAAATATGGAGACTGAGATTTGTACCACCCTGTCTTTGTTTAATATTGCGTCTCTAATTCATCTCCAGCAGTGGATCAGGGACATTGAAAACTTAGACACTTGGTACCTTAATCTCATGCACCAGCCAGAGCACTTTAACATTTCAATTCTACCCGATTGGGCCAAGGACGAGATTGCTTACGGACTCCTCCATTACAATTGGAACGCGGTTGACAGGCTCACTGCGTTTAAACACCGGGATGAGTTCTTGAAGGTAATTAAAAGTATTGTAGAGTACATGTATTACCATGAAGTCAGTGACTTGGAGCATGAACGTGCGTATTTGCATGACGTAATTTACAAAATAGACGCGATTCGGGGGCAGAAACTCGTGGAGGTCGACCCCAGATTGTGCGAATTTCTGGGTTACAGGCACCAAGGGCAGAAAGAAAAATGGAAAGCAAAAAACCAACCGTAAAACCAAAATCGCTCTGTCTTGCCCCTTTCGTGCATACCTACATTTCACCACAGTCCGAAAGACGCTTATGTTGTGCGTCTAGAGAGCCGGCCAACGCTTTTAAGCAGTATATCGACACTGATTCCGGTACAGGAACGTATAAACCAATGACATTAGAGCAACATTGGAACAGTGACCACATGAAAAGAGTAAGAAAGGCGCACATGAACGGTGACATCATACCCGAATGCCAAGTGTGTAATGAGAAATTACTCAATACCGACGTATACCGGGACTACTTTTGGCATTTGTTTAAAGAAAAATACAATGACATATGGGAAAAAACGGATGACACGGGTTATACTACCATGAAACCTGTCAGCTGGGACTACCGATTTAGTAATTTGTGTAACTTTAAGTGCCGAATGTGTGGTGACATGTTAAGTAGTGCGTGGGAATCGGAAGAAAAAGTCAATGACATGGTAGATTACAATGACATTTCTAATAATTGGATGCGACCGGACGTAAGAAAAAAGATAAGTGAGTTCCAAAGTAGTGTAGTTGAGCAAGAATTTAGTGACGCAGTTAATGACCACCGTGTGGAAGAGATATATTGGGTAGGTGGAGAGCCATTAATGATGGAAGAACACTGGCGTTACATGAAAAAAATTATAGAACTAGGTGACGGAGCAAAAGTTTATGCAAGATACAACACAAACCTGTCAAGAATTGAGTACAAGGGATGTCATTTGTTTAAAGACATCCTTGACAACATAAGAGATTGGCAAATTTGTGCGTCAATTGACGGAACTAATGTCATTGGTGAGTACATTAGGGATGGTTTACACTATGACACGTGGTTGGAATACTACAAATTAGGAATGGAACACCAAAAAACTCCAAACCAAATGCGTTTGGACTTCACTTTAACCCTTCCGGGCCTTTACGAAGTAAAAAATATGTTTGACTTGAGTAAAGAATTGGATACTCCACTGTTGGCCAAGGTGACATTTGCATTTACCCCTGACATAATCATGTCTCCCATGTCATTACCTAGGGGAATACTAAATAGTTTTATAGACGAACTGTTAGAATATTGTCAACCTTATACATGGAAGCAAAAACCTTTAATAGATGTCCTAGAGAACATGAAAAATCGACCCAACTTCGAGGAACAATGGCCCGAAGAATACGTAAAGGGTGCAAAGGGTGGCAAGAAAAGAGTATTAAGAATAGAAAAAATACGAAACGATAAAGTTCGTTTAGAAGATATACTTAAGGATCAATTATTATCATGGTGGGAGGCATTATGAATCACGGAAAAAAGTTTGAGTATGTCTGGCTAGATGGTTATACGCCAGAACCTTCATTAAGAAGTAAAGTAAAAATTGATAACAACGCAGTAAGATGGTCATTTGATGGTTCATCAACGCAACAAGCGGAAGGTGGAAGTTCAGATTGTATTTTAAATCCTGTTTCACAGTATTATATGCTTGATAGAATTAGACCAGATGCAACAAGACGTATGACAGGCGAAGACATGAGTGCAACTTATGTCATGTGTGAGGTTTTAGACTCAGAAAATAAAGCACATCCTAGTAATACACGTCACGCAGTTAAGAATGTTAGTGACGATTGGTGGTTTGGATTTGAACAAGAGTACTTTATGTACCAGGATGGACGTCCATTAGGCTGGCCTAAAAAAGGAGAGCCAAGGGCACAAGGAGATTACTACTGTGGTGTAGGTAGTGACAATGTTGTTGGTAGAGAAATTGTTGACCGACATACCGAAGCATGTATGAATGCAGAAATTGGCATTACAGGAACCAATGCAGAGGTTGCCTTAGGGCAATGGGAGTTCCAAGTTTTAGGAAAAGGAGTTAAAGCAGGCGATGACCTTTGGATGGCAAGATATATTTTAATTAAAATTGCTGAAAAACATGGCGTGTCAATTAACCTTGCACCTAAACCTGTAAAGGGTGACTGGAATGGCACAGGTATGCATACAAATTTCTCTAATAATAACATGAGAAGTTATGGAACGGAGCAATTAATGACCAATATGTGTGAAGCATTAGGAAAGGTTCACGAAATTGGCATCAAAGAGTATGGTTCAGACAACGACCAACGTTTAACAGGGTTACATGAAACACAAAGCATAGATGAATTTAGTTATGGTGTTAGTGATCGCGGTGCAAGTATACGAATTCCAATTTATACTACACAAAATGATTGGCACGGTTACTTGGAAGATAGGCGTCCAGCAGGTAATGCAGACCCGTATCGTATTATTAAACATATTACAGATACATGTGACGGTGTTACCAACGGTCAAAAGACTGGATCAATATACGACGAAAGGTAAAGGAAGGTGACATGAAGAAAGATATACATCCAAAGTATGAAGTAATAAAAGTAAAGTGCCATTGTGGCAATGAATTCGAAACCAGGTCCACCTTATGTAAAGATTTATACGTGGAAGTATGCTCTAATTGTCACCCTTTCTATACAGGTGGAGCAGGCAAAGTAAAAGTTGAGGGACGAGTAAGTAAGTTCCAAGAAAAGTATGGAAGAAAGGACATAAAAAAATGAAATACGTTAAGAATAATATGTTATACGAAGGTAAAGCAAAGAAGATTTGGTCAATCGAAGGGTTGCAATTTCGTAATCAAGTCATTATGTACTTTAAAGATGATGCTACTGCGTTTAACGCGGAAAAGAAAAGCGAGTTTGATGGCAAAGGTGAACTTAATTGTTGGATTAGTGACGTACTTTTACGTGCAATGGAACATTTAGGTGTACCGACACACTATGTAGAGAAGATTAGTGACAGAGAAATTGTTGCTGATCACGTGACTATAATTCCTATAGAGGTAATTGTACGTAATGTTGCCGCAGGAACATTTTGTAAACGTTATGGTTTAGAAAATGGAACTAAACTTAATCATGCTATTGTAGAGTATTGTGTTAAAGATGATGATTTAGGTGATCCACCTATAGCATGGGAGGCAATTACAGCATTAGAACCTTCTCGTGAAAAAGAATTAAAAGCAATGACTGCAATGACTAGAGATGTTAATAAGTATCTCAAGGCAATTTTTTACACTTTGGGATTAGTGCTAGTAGATTTCAAGTTAGAATTTGGAATTAACCAATATGGTGACATAGTTTTAGCAGATGAAATTTGTCCTGACACAATGCGTCTATGGGATGTTAATACAATGCAGTCCTTTGACAAAGATTTGTTTAGGTTTGACAAAGGTGACTTGTTAGCAGGATACAAGGAAGTTAAAAGGAGGCTAGAAGCATGGCAGGATTAGTAGGAATTATCATGGGAAGTCCATCCGATAGTGAATGCATGAACAACTGTGTTGATATTTTAGAGGAGGAAGATATACCCTTTGACTATATTGTAGCATCAGCACACAGAGATCCGGAGAAAGTTAAACAATGGGTAGAAGAAGCAGAAGAAAGAGGCAACAGAATAATTATTGCCGCCGCTGGTATGGCGGCCGCATTGCCTGGCGTATGCGCCGCATACACAAGTCTGCCAGTTATTGGCGTACCCATGTCGTCCGAACTAAATGGCATGGATAGTTTGTTAAGTATTTCACAAATGCCAAAGGGTGTACCAGTTGCATGTATGTCTATTGGCAAAGCAGGTGCAATAAATGCCGCGTATTTGTCAAAACGAATACTAGATTTACTAGATGCTTAAAGATAAAATTACGCAAGACATGAAGGACGCAATGCGTTCAAAGGACAAGCAAAGGTTGGAAGCAATCCGTTTGCTACGTGCCGCTATTCAAAGACGTGAAGTTGATGATCGTGCTGAGTTAGACGAAGCAGGAGTAATAAGTGTCATTGAAAAAATGGTAAAACAAGGCAAAGACTCCATTGAACAATTTGCAAAGGGTAATAGGCAAGACCTTGTTGCTAAAGAAGAGTCTACTTTGGTAGTAATAGAGGAATATTTGCCTAAACAATTAAGCGAAGCAGAAGTAGATGCGTTAATAGACGAAGCCTTTAAGGAAACTGGCGCAAAAACAATTAAAGAGATGGGTAAAGTAATGGGTTGGATAAAACCCAAAGGGCAAGGAAAGGTAGACATGGGTGCTGTTAGTGCTAAAATTAAAAAAAGGTTAACATGAAAATACTTGATAAACTAACAATGCGTTTACGTAGTGATGATTTTAGCACTATGGAAGTGTACATGGATGTTTATGACACACCTTTAGGACGTAAATGGTTAACTGCACTAAACGACATACTTAATCAAAACTTAATACTAGAAAAAAACTATTGTTTCATGGGATTTATTTTTGGCCAAAGGGACGGTGAAGTAATTTTAAATGAAATAAATCACGCAATTAAATTTATAAACGAACATAGTAATATAGATTATAAAATAGAAACAGATGAATACAATTTAGAAAATTGTTTACAGTATGGAGATGTTGGTATAGACTTGCCTGGACTAATGGTTAATCATGAAAGGTTTAATTGGTTACACAGATGGTTTGAAGAATTGCAAGGACACGATACTGGTGACGTAAAAACATCAATGACGTATCATTATTGGAGAGCAGACAAAGAAACAAAATACTATATTAGGCAATTAAACTTATTATGTCACGAGTTTGAAACGTGGGCATTAAGTAATCGTAAGTTAGTACAAGCACCAGAATGGATGCAAAAGTCGCAATTAATGTGTTGGCTAAACGCTCCTAGATTCAACTTAGATTCCGACGAGGACTTTACGGAGTTTGGTGTCCACGCACTAACAAAAAACTTCGGCGGTGTATATGTAGGTGTTAATAAAGCAGTAGGCAAGACTCATTGGGAAGTATTTAATGACGAAGGAGGTGAATCGGGCTCACTGGGAGAAATAACAACTGCTTTATACACACAAACTAAAGCCGCCGGCGATTTTGATATAAATTGGTCGCCTAATGAACATTTTTCAGAGCATGAATGGAGAGAACGAAAAATAATTGAGTTTTGTGATTGGCTACGAAGTAATAATTTAGATCCAGATGATCCTTCATTAACATTAGGGCACCCAAAGGTAGGACAAGTTGACTTAGAACGTTCTTTTAATACGGAGAATACTCCTATTGTTTGGTATGTTTTAAATAACTTTTTAGATGTACAAAGTTTAAAAACATCAGACGCATATGCAGAATGGAATTATCGTTGGTATGATGATAAATTTGTTAATATGTCAATAGAGGCCATGCCTGGTGTCTGTTAAATTAGTAATATCAGGTGGTGATAGTTTTACCTTTGGCAGTGAGTTGTCAGATATTGATGAAACTGGAAAGACGCTTGTCCAGCTAATGCCAAGTAAATTTTCCTGGGCAGATCTAGTAGCACAAAAATTAAAAGCAATACATATTAATACTGCTTGGCCTAGTCGAAGTAATAGTTTTATTACTAGGCATATCATACACGAAGTATCTAAAGCATTACACTACAATCAGAACATTAATTCCGGAATACTCGGACGGCCAGGCCGAATTCGTCCGTATAGACCTAATGAAATATTCGTTCAAGTAATGTGGACATATCTTGGAAGACACGAAGTTCTTGTTAATAATTTACTTCACGAGTATGATCGAGGAGGCAAAGCAGGCAAGCCTGGAACTGGTCCAATATATTATGATAGACCGGATTCTCCATGGTTTAATGTAGATCCACATAGTGCTTTAGATGATGTTGATAATAAACTTATAGGGTTTGCAAATTATATAGAAGAGTATTATAAAGTTACTGGAGAGTTAACTGATCATTATATATCTCTTAAAGAAATTTTATTTTTACAAGAATTTTTAGAGAATAGAAACATTAAATATATGTTTACGTATGTACACTCTGAGGTTATAGATCAACTTACTGGTATAGATGTAAAAAATGAATATACAACAGATTTAGATACACCTATAGATATTATTGATGAACTGCGTAGAGAAATAAAATTTGATGAGTGGTTTAGTTTTTCTTCTTGGGAAATGTTTGATAGAAAATCGTATGGTGGATTTAAACGCCCAGAAAAAGATTATATTGGTTTTTGGAATTGGGCAGCCGGATCACAACGCACAAGTCCAACAAAGAAGAGGAAAAAATATAAATTTGGTCCTGGAGGCCACCCATTAGAACAAGCACATATAGATGCGGCGGAGATAATATATGATCACATTAGTAATCTCTGGGGGTGATAGTTTCACGTTTGGTAGTGAATTGTCAGATGATTGTGGCACGATGCACGTGCCGGTAGTCACCAGCACACCCTATCATCGACCAACTCAACCTATAAGGCTAGGGCCATTCGCAGCTGCAAGTAAACATTCTTGGGCCAATTTAACAGCAAATAAATTAAATGCAAAACATATTAACACGGGAGAGAGTGGCCGTAGTAATTCCTATATTGTTAGGCATATTATTAATATAATATATGAAGCATTAGAACACAACTATAAACCTGACGAAATATTTGTTCAAGTAATGTGGACATTTGTGGCAAGACAAGAAATTGCTGTAAATTTTGACATAAAAAGGTATGATAGTCCGTGGTTTGCTGTAGATCCTTATGTATGTGAGGATGAGACTAAATCAAATTGGTTTAAAAAAGTATCCAAAAGTGTGCCAAATTGGCAAGAAGTACATGATGATATGCATAAGCGATATTTAATAAACAAAGATTTAGGGTTAGTAGACTATGCAAAATCATATTATACAGTTGTAAGTGATTTGCATGACAAATATACATCACTACAGAAAATTTTAATGCTACAAGACTTTTTAGAGAGTAGAAATGTTAAATATATGTTTACATATGTCAATGAACATGTAATGAAAGGCCTTATTAGTATAGATAAGTTTACTAATGGCTTACATAGTTTTATAAAATTTGATGAGTGGTTTAAATTTCCCGGCGATAAAGAGTTTATGGGGTTCGATGATTGGGCAAAAGCAAATGGTTATCCATATGCTACGTCACATCCACTTGAACAGGCACATAAAGATGCCGCGGAACTGTTATATGAAAAAGCCAAACAAATTATCACAGGAAGCGTGGGGCCAATACCCGGAGAGTGATGTGCAAGAAAAATTAAAAAGTTTAATAGTACACAAACCTAGTAAAGGTTATCGTTGGTTACGGGATAAGATACTTACTATTAAACGAGAACTTAAATATCGTAAACGTTTAAAAGAATTGAAAAAGAAAGATCCATTTATATATAAATGAACATATTAGATTTACACGGTTATAACTTACAAGATGCATACAACGAAACATTAAGTTTTCTCAGAGATATGCACAAAGACAAAGAGAAAAAAGTAAAAGTTATTACTGGTAAAGGAGCAATTGCAAAAGAATTCCCTTTTTGGATAGAAAAAAGTTCTTATATAAAAAGGTTTGAACCAACAAATGATGGAGGTTGTTGGTACATCACTATGGCTGATCAATACCGACCAACAATGTAATGATTTTTACCAATGGTGATAGTTTTACTTACGGAGATGAATTAGATAAACCGTATAGCGAAGCATGGCCGTATATTTTATCACAGATGCTTAATTTAGACGTAGTAAATTTTGGTGAAAATGGTAAAGATAATGCTGGTATAGTACAAACAACAAAAGATTATTGGTCTATTACTGGTAGTTTTTCTGAAGCCTTCCCGCCTACAATTTGGATTATACAGTGGTCAACATTCAGACGATTTAACGACAACCCCCCAATAGATGTAATATTACAAAAATTAGACAAGCAATATTTGCTTGATTTATACTTTGTACATGTAAGAGACTTACAAGATTGGTTTGAAGAGCATAATTTTTCTTATATAATGTTTAATGGTTTTGATAATGAAAAATACATAAGTGATAGTGATTCAGAGTTTAAGCAACTAGTTGACGATAAGTATTTTATAGGCTGGCCAGATGAAGCAGTAGTAAATTGGGTATATGAATATGAACATGGTCCTAGAGGCCACCCAAGAGCAGAAGGCCATAGAAGAATAGCGGAAATACTCTATGAAAATATTAGGAGTAAGTTGCGGTTTCCATGATGCGGCAATTAGTTTAATAGATGACGGTGAAATATTGTTCGCTGGACACGCAGAACGTTATAGCAAAGTAAAACACGATAAAGAATTAAACAGCAAGTTACTTAACAACGCATTAGATTATGGTTACCCCGATTTTGTCTCATACTATGAAAATCCGTGGCTTAAGAAAACTAGACAGTTGTATTCCGGGCAATGGAAAGACTTGTTTACAGAGTTTAGCATTAAAAAGAAAATAGCATACAACACAGGGTTTAGATGGAACAAAACTAGTTTTAATTATCATAATCATCACCACAGCCACGCCGCCGCAGGCTTCCAAACAAGTCCTTTTAATGATGCCACTGTAGTAGTAATAGATGCTATTGGAGAATGGGATTGTATTACGTTATGGAATGCATATTATGATGGTAATGGCCAAGCCTGCTATGAAAGAATTTGGGGAGCAAAGTATCCTAATAGTGTAGGACTGTTTTACAGTGCGATGACGCAAAAAGTTGGCTTGCGGCCGTTAGATGAAGAGTATATTTTAATGGGTATGGCAGCATATGGAGAGCCAATTTATAATAGAGAAATACTAGATAAGTTTTGGAAAATTGGCGGTCCGAAAATACTTCGTGCAAGAGAAAACTTACATTTAGGCACTGATTGGCACAGTGGCCCGCCATGGACGTCACAAGATGACGATATGGTAGAACAAGACCAATACGATATAGCCGCTTCTGCTCAAGTTGCACTAGAACAAGTTGTAACATACATAATGAATTTTGCACGGCGTATTGGCAAGTCTCCTAATTTAGTTTACATGGGAGGTGTTGCGTTAAATTGCGTTTGTAATACTAATATTTCCCGCATTTGGGAGGATGTTTGGATTATGCCCAATCCTGGTGATGCTGGCAGTAGTTTAGGCGCGGCCGCCCTAACATATGGTAAGAAACTAAACTGGCGAGGGCCGTTCCTGGGGTATGATATAAAAGGTGAATACCCAGATGGAGAAATTATAAAAGAATTAATGTCCTCACGTCAAATTGTGGGCGTTGCCAACGGTAGAGCGGAGTTTGGTCCAAGGGCACTAGGCAATAGGACATTGTTTGCTGATCCACGCGGGCCAGACATTAAAGATAAAGTAAATGAGATAAAGCGTCGGCAAAAGTTTAGGCCGTTTGCTCCAATGATACTCGAAGAGAGATCAGAAGAGTACTTTGAAATGCCACTAGTAACTACACCAGCACATCCTTCTACACGCCCTTCTTTTTCCGTACATAAGTCAGGTCAACCGCATCATTTTACAATGACACACATTCCAAGTCCGTTTATGCAGTATGTAGGACGGTGTAGACAGCCAGATAAGTTTCCGGCGATTGTACATAAGGATGGCACAAGCAGAGTGCAGACGGTAGGGCCAAATGATAATCCTAATGTACGTAAATTGCTTAAGATGTGGGAATATTATACAGGTTGTCCAATGTTGTTAAATACTAGTTTAAACATTAGAGGCGAGCCAATGGTAAATGACATTGAAGACGCCAAGCGTTTTACTGAACTATACGGTGTAAAAGTATGCACATAAAAATTTCGCCACACCAGGTAGTTTATTTGGGTGTGACTCGGCCATGACCTCCATTGCATTTTGTGGTGATAGTTTTTGTAAAATATATGACGAACAACCATATCTGGGATGGCCAAATTTATTATGGCACCATTATGATGCTAACATTGTATGTGACGGTATGGCCGGCTGTGCTTTAATTCATTCGTATGAAAAGCTTTTACCAGTGGTAGATAAAGCAGATTATGTAATATTTTGTATTACAGATCCTGCTAGGTTACCAAATAGAGAAGCATTGCCAATGTTTTACAATCCAAGGCCCTGGATTGGATGCTCCGGGGACCGCGGCCCACCTTCTACAATCGAACAATCCGCTCTTAAATATTATAAACATATTTTTTATGAAGAATATCATAACATGGCACAAAAAGGTATATTAATGCAAATAGATGAATTAATGGTTCAAAAACAAAAAAAATGTATTTGGTTTCCTTGTTTTGAAAATAGTATGCAAGAATATATACCACAAAGTGGACCAATTGCTGATATTAGCTTAGGAGAAATTAGCTTCAATGAATATAAAAATAAAGGTTTTTCTAAGAAAAAATACAGTGATGTAAAAATAGAAGATGATAGAATATGTCATTTGAGTGAAGAAAATAATATTAAGATGGCTAATTTAATTATTGATATAATTAAAAATGATAATTTTAATCCTAAAGAAATAAAACTGGGAGATTATTTTAATGGCTAAAAACGGAAAGAGTGATGTTAGTAAACATGATTTTGAAAAACTAGCAAATAGTAAGAAAAGTAAAGACAGAACACCATTCCCTGCAGGGAAGGTTCCTGAACGTGAATCAGAAGATACTATAGTTATCTATGGTGCTAAACGTGCTGGTAATCATTACTTACAGAGTTATTTTCATTCAATTGGTGAGAAGTGTGAGTTTAGGCATGAAGCAGCTCATGCTAAAAAGTTATTTTTAACAAAAGGCAAACAGTTAATTATACTTGTACGTAATCCAGAAGACCAGATAATATCTAATACCTATAGTATGTTTAATGCTGATAAAGATGGGTATGGTGTTGGTACAAAAGATCGACCATTAAAAGATTTATCTGCCCAGGCTATACCTTATCAAGTAGTAGGACAAGCATGTGAATATTTAAAAAAATTCACAGACACTATGATTACATTAACTATGTCATATCCATTTCAATTCGTATTGTATGATACCATAATACAGAATAAATTAAATAGTATATACACGCAACGTGATCCACAGTACTATAAAGATTATATATTAAATTACGACGATATTTTAATAATGTTAGCAAATAGCGATATTTGTGAATATTGTTTAACACATTGGCGTGCTTATAACTTACAACAAACTGTCTACTATCCAGAATTAGCAAATGTTAATAAATCGTAAAATTCTCTCAAATACTACGGCAACTAAATTCCAAGTAAGAAGAAAATATAGAGAACGTAAAGGTCCTTTATTAGAAAAAGATTATACATGTTGGTATCCACATCGTAGTCTAACAATTGATCAACTAGGAGAATGTTATATATGTACATGTGAAGCATGGTTACCTTATTCTGTTGGAAATATTTTAGAATTCGATGATCTTACCGACATTTGGACTAATAATATTGCTAGAAAACTCCAAAACAATACTAAAACCGGCACAACATTTAAATTTTGTGATACTTCAATTTGTAATCCGTGGTCAAAATCGTATCAACAAGCAAGAGCGTTACCATATCAAATTGCAATTTGTACAGATGATAGTTGTAATTTGCGATGCCCTAGTTGTCGTACTGATCTGATTCATTTTAATAAAGGTCCAATATACGAAAAAAGAAAATTATATACTGATAGAATTACATCGTTAATGAAAGACTTTGATCTACCTGTTTCGTGTGCTTTGGGTGGTAGTGGAGAGATTTTTAGTTCTAAAATTTTGTCTGATGTTTTGTATAATTATGAGCCAAATGATAAACATCGATTTAAAATTAAAACTAATGGAACTCTTATAGATAACCGAGTTAAAGATAGTCCAATTATGCAAAAACTTTCAGAATTTACAATCAGTATTGATGCTGGGAGCAAATCAGTATATGATGTTGTAAGACCTCCGGCTAACTGGAATAAATTAAGATCAAATTTAGATTTTTTAAGGGAAAATAATTTTCAATTATCTTTTAATTTTGTCCTCCAAAAAGCCAATTTATATGATGTAATTAATTTTGCAGATTTATGTGAGCATTATGGTGCTATAGGACACTATGAAGGTATAAATGATTGGGGTACATGGAATTACGAAACTTATTTAAAACAAAGAATCCATCAACCTGAAGATGAATTATATTCCGAGTGGAATAAAATTAAAGAACAACTTCTTCAGCATTCATGGAGAGATTATTTAATATTTGCTTCTAATATTGATACAGAAAACCAATTTACATATGAGAGATTATATTCCAAACACCCAAACAAGAATTATTTACCGCTAGGATACAATGAAAATGATGGGACATACCACAGTGAAAGACATCCGATGCTAGGTCTTAAATGGACATTAGATAATTAATTAGTTATGTACGACAAAATATATAGGAAAGATTATGATATTCAACAGGCGTCCGAAAGATGTAAAACGAGACATTATTGGTACATTGATAATGGGGTTGATTGTAGTGATTTTGATTTTAATTGGACTCCTGTTCCATGGGAATCTAGATTTACTCACGTATTCCCTAGTAAATGGCAACGTGACGGAGGTATTAGGTTAGTAAACAAAGACTATCCTAATGGCGATGTTAAATTTAATAAAGAAAAGCAAGTTAGTAGAGTTCCCATTAAAGATAAATGGGTACTTGATCCTGATACTGATTATATCCATTTTGATTTTAGCTGGCATCCAGATACATTTACAGGGGTATATACTTATGTCTTCCCATCACAGTGGCAACGTGATGGAGGTACTAGGTATGTAATAGAGCCTGACGCTCCTATTAAATACGTATCTGATCAAGTAACAGTAAGAATACCAAATAAGGATAATTGGAGGCTGAACAAATATACTGACTATACTAATTTCGACTTTAGTTGGCATCCAGATTTATCGCAAGGCGTGTATAATTATATATTCCCATCACAGTGGCAACGTGATGGCGGCACACAATATATGGTTGACCGGCTCGCTTTTCCTAAGTACGTATCCGATCAAATAACAAAACGCATTAGTGATTTAAGATATTGGACAATACCAGATGATGTAGATACTGATGCGTTTGACTTTAGTTGGCATCCTGATCCAGCACATGGATCATGGACATACGTTTTTCCTTCATTATGGCAACGTAATAGTAGCGTAACGTATCGTATAATGCCAGACGCACCAAAAAAATATGTAAGTGATCAAGTAATACGTCCACTACCTAATAAAAAAGATTGGATAATTCCTGACAATATAGATGAGGATAGTTTTGATTTTAGTTGGATGCCTGACCCAGATGATCCTCCATACATATATGTTTTTGGCACACAATGGCAAAAGGATGGCGGCCCAATATATAAAGTAGAAGGTGCTACTGAAATATCTTACTGTACTGAACAATATGCAAAAGCAGTACCGGGTAGAATGCGTCACTGGCATATAACACCAACAGGCACAGACTATAGTTCATTTGATTTTAGTTGGCATCCAGAAGAGGCACAAAAAGACTATAAACACATATTTGGTACACAATGGCAAAGAACAAGTCCTATATATTACTATAGCGGAAGTGATCCTAACCCTAAAGTAAATTACGTAAGTGACCAACGTGTTACAATGAAAAGTAATGCGTTGCCACGTTACACAATAGAAACAACACTAGAAGATTTAATAGAATCACATCCTGAAGAACGCTTTTGGGCGTTAAATGCAGAGATGGATTATGACAAGTTTGATTTTAGTTGGCATCCTGATTTAAGTCAAATGGATTATGTCCATGTGTTTGGTTCTCAGTGGCAAAAGCATAGTCAAACATACTATGTTAATGCTCCTGCTTATTTGAAAGGTAATACCCACTTAAATTTTGTGGGTGATCAAAAGGTAGTAGCGAATAGTACTCTAGATATATTTTATATGGACAGAGGTGGTGAAGGAAGTAAGGAACGCTTCAATTCACTGGCTCTGAGACACTCTCAGACGCTCAAGACACGCTACTTTGGTAATACTCGCGATACTTTACTGCGTTGTGCTAAAAAATGCAAGACAAAGCGTTTTTGGGCGGTGTCAAGTGAGAATAGTTATGGTGATTTTAATTTTGACTGGCATTGTGAGCCATGGCAAAATGGTATGCTCCATGTGTTTGGTTCAAAATGGAATAAATGGAGTAATACGTTCCTTGTAAATGCTGATGACTTTATTCGTACGTTTGATTGGGCAGATAAAATAGAGGATGTGTATAATTTAAACTTCGTAGAGGATCAACTAGTAACTACACTGGATGATTTAAACAATATTATATTTTTGGACTTTGGTAACAGTAATGCTGAAGAAGCATATGAAACTGTATACAGTAAGCACCCAAGAGTTAAACGTATACGCTTTTTTGACAACTATTTGGATACATTTAAGAGAATAATGGCCAAAGCCGATACAGATTATTTTTGGGTCACTAGTAGCATATGCGATTATAGCCAATTTGACTTTAGTTGGCAACCGGAGCCGTGGCAGGACACAATGTTACACACATTCCAAAGCGGAGAACAGAAGTTTGGTGATACTTTCTATGTTAATAAGGCACATGCAGAGGAACAGTTAAAAGATATTAAGTTATTGGACTGGTATGACAAAGTAAACTATTGTAATGAGCAAATAGTAACAAGAACAGAGTGGCCTGAAGTAATATATGACACAGATTTAGTTACTGCTATAAAAGAACACACATTTGAGTCACCTTATGTTGCTTTTAAACATAGATCAATGGCCGAATATAAAACAAATTACGACCCAAGTGTTTGGCGCTCAGAAGATCGCTCTTTACACGTACTTTCACAGAGTGGATCTGTGTCCGTAGTACCGAAAGACTGTAAAGAGCAAATTTCAAGGCAAGTTTATGACTATCCCTATATCTTGCGCCACGAAGGCATTTATATGCCCGATAAACCACAAGATATAGTGTTTATTTCATATGATGAAAAGAATGCCCAGGAAAACTATGAAGTGTTATTAAAATCCTTTCCATATGCTAAACGAGTTGATGGCGTAGAGGGTATGCTTAATGCTATGCAAGAAGCGGCACGTATATGTGAAACTCCATACTTTTATGCTGTATTTGCTAAAACAGTATTGCATGAAAACTTTAAATTCAACTACCAACCCGATTGGTTATCTAATCCTAAAAACTATGTCTTTTATGCGTATAATCCTGTGTTAGACTATAGTTATGGACACGGTAGTATTGTTATGTACGATGCAGAGTGGCTTAAGGATGTTACAGAGGCAGAATTAGATATAGATTTTACAACTACACACGAAATAGAAGTAATACCTGAGGTAAGTTGTATAAACGTATTTGACAGTGAATATAGTGCGTGGCGCACAGCGTTTAGAGAAGCATATAAGTTATGTGCCAGTAATACTGTAGAGGACAAGTATAGATTAAAGTTATGGACTACAAAAGACAATACAGAGTTTGGAGAGTATAGTAAGCAAGGTGCTTTATGTGGTGTAGAACATTACAGCAAAATACAAGATGATTTTAATATTACTGACTGGAAGTGGTTAAGGAAGCAATTTGATCTATGGTATTCGCGACCTGTATAGCATTAGTAACATCTGATTTTGGTGTTTCGCGTGTTTCCACGCAATCTATAAAGTGTCCTAATTCGTTTTCTAAAGGCGTTCTTCCTGTATAAGGAATAACTTCAGTTTGTATATCTTTATTCAACCTATTGTTTTCTAACTTACTATGATTAGTAATAGTTAAAGTTTCCTCGTCAGTATCCCATATAGCACAGCCTTTGGTGCCTATTACTGTAACTATTCGTTTACGCATAGGACTATACCAACCAACATCTACTTCTACAGAAACACCGTAACAATGCCCAGTAAAATGTATTCTGTCATAAGTTGTAGCATAGTTATTACTTAAATTATAAACGTTAACGTCCTTTACAACTATGGAATTATCCATAAGGTACTGTATAATACTAATGTCATGTGGTGCTAAACTTAATAATGGTGTTGTTTTAGTTTGATATATGCCCCAATTAAGACGCTCTGTTTTAATATGTCTTATCTCACCTAATACGCCGTCTGTTATTAGTTGTTTTAGTGTTATACAATGGGGATGATATAAAAATATATGTCCTACCATTAAAACTTGATCATCTTGTAATATGTCGCGTAACTCTTTACATTGCTCTAATGTTTCTGCTAACGGTTTTTCAACGTAAACATCATGGCCGTTTAGTATTAGTTTTCTTGCTGATGTATAATGATCCCATAATGGTGTAGCAAGTATAACAGGGTCTAACGTGTCTATTTCATCAATAGTTTGTCCGTTTTTAATGTCTATAATTTGTGGTACTATGCCCTGCCTTTCAATAGCATGGGCCACCTTTGTACCCCAGTAGCCTGCGCCAACTAACCAAATTTTATTAATATCAAAAGCCATTTGCTGTTTCTATAATATAATCTTGTTGTTCGTCTGTTAAACTATGATAGCAAGGTAGACTTACTATGCTATGAGCAACTCTTTCTGCATTTGGACAATTACCCGGATAATTTTCATAAGCAGGTTGTTTTGTCATTGGAACACGATAATGTACATTACATTGTATGCCGTTATTGTTCATATAGCTTATAAAATCATCCCTGTATTGCTCAAGTAATGTACCAAAGTATCCAGGAATTTCCCGCATCATTATAACGTAAACATACCAGGTATGTGTATTATCAGGAAGTGCTTGTGGTGTTACAAACTTATCTTGATCAAGCATTTCATTATATTTTGTGCATATTTCACGTTTACGTTCAAGCCAATTGGCCAAATAAGGTAATTTTGCCTCTACAATTTTTGCTTGTATGTTATCTATTCTAGCATTATAACCCATTGTGTGATATAACCACTTATCATTCCTGCCATGATCTCTATACATTCGTGCCTTGTCAATTAGTCCTTTCTTGCCAGTAATAGCACCAGCGTCACCCATCGCACCTAAATTTTTAACAGGATTAAAACTAAAACAAGTTAAGTCTACTAAATTACCAACACGTTGTCCTTTATATTTTGCACCAAAACTTTGTGCGGCATCTTCAATTAACCGCAAGCCATGATAATCGTCACTAGAATGGTTATCTACTATCTCTTTTAGTTTATCAATATCTGGTGTTTGCCCATAAGTGTCTACAAACAATATTGCTCGAGTCTTAGTGTTTATTGCTTCTTCTACTTTGTTTACATCAATTAAATAATTATGGTCTATATCCACAAATACAGGAGTAGCACCTACTTGTAAAATTGCTTCAGCCGTGCTTACAAAAGTATGTGGTGTAGTAATTATTTCTTGTCCGGTCCAGTCCAATTGAAGTGATAACAATGCACACAATAAAGCAGTTGATCCACTACCTGTTGAAGCACATGCTTCAGCACCTGTGTATTCTGCCATAACGTTTTCAAAATTATCTGTTACTGGACCAGTAATAAAATGACTGCCGTCTATACAATATTGTATAGCGGCGTCTATATCTTCTTTTGCTTCAATATATTGACTTTTAAGATCTGTAAAAGGAATCATCTTTATCTCTTAACCATTCCCAAGTATCAACAAACCCTTCTTCAATGTCTATTATGGGATCATATCCGAGTAAGTTTCTTGCTTTAGTATTACTACATGTGCCACGTTTACCAAACGCTTCGTTATGCTCTGCTATTTTTATTTGACTATTGCTGTTAGTTACTTCAATTGCTACTGTTGCCGCTTCAACTAGAGTGCGGCTTCTTTCTCTTGTAATGTTGAATGTTTCATCAGCGGCCCTATCGTTTAATACACATTGCACCATACCTTTTATAAAGTCATCCATGTGTGTAAAGTCTATACTTGAGTCTCCATTAACATATATAGTTTCATTGTTTGCGGCCTGCAATAAAAATTTCGGAACAACTCTGTCTATTATATCACGTGGTCCATATACAGCACTCGGACGTACAATAGTATATTCTACATTGTGTTCGTTACAGTATCGTTTAACAATGCCTTCACTCGCTAGTTTTAATATACCATAATCGCTTTTGGGTTGCATTTGATTCCAATCTTCTCTCATGCCATAAAAATGTCCGCCTGATGGCCAATCACCATATACCATACTGCTACTAACGTGGATAAATCGTTTAATGATACCTTGACTACCATATAATAAATTGTATACGCCTTTAACAAGGGAGTCGCAAGCCATTACGGGGTCATATTGTACTAATTTTACGCGAGAGAATGCCGCTAGGTTAACTATAATGTCTGGTTCGTATTTCTCTATTACCCTAGCAATACCTTTAGTGTTTTTAATATTTTCGTGTACAGGTGCCCGTAGTTTAGTTTGACTCATAAACTTTTGGCGATTAGAGGTCGTTATCCAAAACTCTCTAGGAGGGATTACGCCGTAATCAGTCTGTATATCTACAATAAGGATAGAGTGGCCAAGTGTTTCTAGTGCAACGGATAAATTATGCCCTATAAACCCTGCGCCACCAGCAATTAGTATTTTCATAGCCAAGTTGATTTAAATTCATTAAGGTCCCTTTTACTTATACCATATTTTTTAGCAACGCCGTCTTCGCCTCTAAAATCCTCTAATATGTTAAGCCACTTTTCTTTATCAATTAGTCTTTTAAGTATATCAACTTCCATTCTGCTTAAAGTGTGTGCGTTTTCTATAAAATCTTCATATGCTTCAGAGGCAATTGGAAACTTTTCTTTGACTAAACTATACATTGTGCGAGCAAGTTCTTGTATTTCCCACTGAGCGTGTTCATCCGCTCGTAGTTTGGTGTAATGGAAAAAGTTGTTTAAGTCTATTTTCCAATATAGTTCTGTGTAGTTGTTAAGTGGCAACACGATACGAGACAGTTCCCTAGACAAGCCTTGGCGATCTACAAAGTTATAATTGTCGTTCGGGTGCTCTCCTAAAAGACTTAAATAATCGTCGTAGTTTGATGCACCAATACGTTTAATAGTATTAAAGCACATCTGCTCTTCCATAGGAGGTAGTTTACCTCCGCGGCCTTGCTTGTTACTTGTACTCTGTGGCTTTAGATTGTCTCTATTTGGGATATAGAATTCGTCTGACATAACACTATATCTTCCAGAGTACTCGTTTAAGTTTGCTGTCCTATGTCGTACGTGTTGCCTCATAACGAAGATAGGCATCTTTAAGTGGAACTTAACTTCGCACATTTCTACGGGAGATGTATGTTTGTGCTTAACTAGATATCTTATTAATGCTCTATCGTTTCTAGTTCCTTTGGTACCCTTACCATAAGAAACACGGGCCGCTTGGACTATCGACTCATCAGTTCCCATAGTGTCTATGAGTCCTACGAAGCCGTGGTCCAAATACTTTACATAGTTTGTACTGCTTTCAAAATCAATGTCATTAACTTGTGTCATAAATTTTTCAATGTTTCGTCTGTGGTTGATTGAATATCCGTTGATATTTTTCCGATGTTTAAAATATAATCAACGGAGACTATTTCATCTTCAAATTCTTCCATTCGTTCTTCTAAAGCAATTTCTAAATCTTCTGGTGGAATGCCTTGTTGTAATAATTCTACTACACTAACAATAATTTCTTGTTTACCTATAGTATGTACTACTAAATGGTCAATATATTCCACAGGTATGTTGGTTATATCAACCCCCTCTATTATTGTCTCCCACCTATTTAAAAATGCTCTAGTTAAACAAATACTATCATTAGGCTGTGGCACGAGCCTTAGTCTTCTTTTTAGTTGTTGCTTTCTTTTTGACTGTTTTTGGCATCAACTCATCTGCCTCTTCTCTTAACCTCGCCGCTTCTGATTCCATCATTGCAGCTTGATTATTAAGACTTTCAGCAATTTGTGCATCACTCATTACACTTCCATCTTCTGTTTGACTTTGCTGTGCAACTACGGCGGGACTGCCAGTATCACTACTTACTTCATTTGCTCTAATTGCATCATTTACTTGATTTAATGGAACTGCATTCTGTGAATCAGGCGTTAGTGCTACATCGTTTGTTGGAAGTTTCATTATTTTGCGAGTAGAATGTAATGTTTCCAAAATAGGACGTCCTTCTTTATTCATATGGTGATGTAGCACATCAGCCAATTGATTGGATTGTTGCCCTTCAAGGCCCTCTAATACTGCCATTAAAGAGTCGTGTTCTGTCTCTGGTAACGATCTTGTCTTTACCACTAAACAATTATCTGGCTCGCCGGGAACTTCCCTGAAAAGTACTACTACTTTGTCGCTTGTTGATATTTGCTTGCCAACGTGTTTCATATATTTCTCCTATTCCTCATCTGCAGGTGGTTCAATCTCTGCTGTTGGTGTATCATCATCTTCAGCTGGTGTATCTGGTGCTGGAACATGATGTTGTAAAAATGCTATTAATCTATCATAAGTCATACCAACTGCCGATAGTTCAGCGGCATTGAAAGCACCCCTACGGGAACTTACTTCAATAATTTGTTTTACTGCGGCTAAATCTGCTAAATTGAATGCAGGTACTTCATTATGATTGTGTTCTTGATCACCACCCTCATGTGAATGTGTTGTGCCGTCGTCGTGTGTATGCTCTAATGGGTCTACTGTTTCGTCAGACATTTTGTTCTCCTGATAAGTACTGTTATGAAAATACTAATATCCTTAATATTGTCACTAATATTTATTATCCCTGTCTCCGCACAGGAAAAAAGTGATGTGGGTCCTAACTACTCTGAAGAGCAAATTCAAGAGCTTTTAAACACAGTTCAAGAAGGTGTTGAGTGTCAAATGGCAAATAACTCCCTTAAGGCAGATTTAACATACTATAAAATTATTAATAGTGTATTAAAAGCGCCTGAACCAGAAGTATTGGCTAAAATAGAAGAAAAAATAGAGAAAAATAGAGTTTTATTTGAAGCATTTGTTACAGGATTAACTCAAGCATTAATTAATGTAGAAAGATTTACTGAGGAAGAAATCCAACAAATGTTTGTTGAATGGGTTAATTTTTCTAATACTAAAATAGAAACTCGTAAGTCAATTGGTTATAGAGATGGTTTATTAGAGCAACATCTTATAGAAACTTTTGAATATATTAATATGTGTAGAAGGTGGGAAAAAAGTTTAATGGGTGAGATGGCACCTAACTAAGATACTCACAGGATAAAGCAAAATAACTCGCTTCATTAGGGATTTCAAATCCAATCTGCCACTCTATGTACCAAATCAGATCAAATAGTTCATCCTGTGTTAAACGTCCAGCACGTTGTTTAGATGGAGGTCTAATATATACTTGTTCATCCGTTGTTACTATTTGTTTTTGTATGCCGTAGCGTCCTTCCAAATTTAAATATATCCATTGATTTATTCGTTCAATATTCTTTTCTCTAGCACTGGCTTTGAATCGCGCCGCAGATTTTGTACTTTTGTTAATAATAATTTTAGTAAAATAAGGTGGGATCGTAGGAACTACGCGCTCGTCTGTAACGTTTAATGGATTTATAGTTTTAGTTTTATATAGACTCATCCGAATATTAACCCTACTATGTATATAGTAAGAACGCCAAAATTTAATAGGAAAAGACTAGGTTCTCGCCATAAAAGACTAACAATAGTCCACAGAGCGTTTGCTAATAGAAATACATAAATGTATAATGGATGTATATTAAACGCCGCCAGTAAAGAACCTATTACTAATACTGATGACGCGGTCCACGCTAAGACTTGGTAAGGTTTTCTAGTGTTCGCCATGTATGTTCCCAATCCTCTATGTGGTATACATAATCTCTATTAAACGGATCGGGCATACGCCGCCTCCACAATGCTTCTGCTAATGTATAGTCATTGCCTCCTTCTTCCATTCTGTCACCAAAGAATGTGATAGGAGTATTGTCAAAATCACGTAGTATTTGTGACTTATCCATACCAAGTTGTGCTATGTCTAAACCAGTCTCACCACCAACTGTTGCATATACTTCTTCAAACTGTTTATTAAACTGGTCCGCAATGCGATATCTTTCACGGGTTCGTTTATCATATTTGACATACTCTCTGCGTTCTTCACTGTTCGCATTGCGTCCTACTATGCTAAAGTTAAGCATACCTGTGCGGTATTCAAAATGATTGCCAGTGCGTAACGGAAAATTACTAACTGCTAGGTGTGCCGACAACCATTTCTCTTGCTCATCAGTTATCCTAAACTCATTATGCCATACTTCTACACCATTTTCCCATACACTACTACCTGAGCAGTTATAGCATCGCTTAATAGCATTGATTATATCCTCTCCTACTTGTTCTAGTGTTTTAGGATAGTCACTACCAGTAACTAAATGTACTTCGTGGCTTAAACAAAAGTCTATAAACCACTTTTCAAACGTGGGGTCAATTTTACTCCTGCTAGGAGTTAATGTTCCATCTACATCAAAAATAAATGCTCTCATGTGAATAACCTATCAAATTGTGTTTGTGTATTTTCATTTGAAGAACTATAAACCCATATAGGCTCTACAAAACAGTCCTGCATATGCTCTTTGTCTCCGCCTTCCTCATTTTTCGGACGTTGTTTCATCCGCATACCAATTACTTCTTGTAATGGCATATCAAGTGTTTCCATATATTTCGTCATGGGATCACATACTCTATGCCGTTTGTTTTTAATATTTGCGTCTATAATATTTACCGCTATTACTCCAGTATTAGGATTTATTACTTTATTAATACGATCCAATGTCTCAAACAAATAGTCGCTTAACCAATCATAAAAGTCATCATACTTAACCCAACTCTGATTTTCCTCTGCAATACCCTCGGCATATCGCTCCGTGCAAAAATATGGAGGACTAGTAAATGCTAAATCATAATTTAATTGTGGCCAATTCATCGTTTCACTGGCTCTGAGATATATTAGTACCTCTTTACTGCCTGAAAAGTGGAAGTAGTCATCACCTATTTGGTTTGACCAAGTATTGCCTAATGCTTCTTCATAAAATATACATTGAGACATATAATTTTGGAATGTTTGCGGATTTGGATCACATCCAACATAAGTGTGAGCATTGCTTGCCCAAAACCCAGCAAGCCTATCTCCCCAACCGCAACTGCTGTCTAATATTGTTTTAGCATTAAACCTGTTGTAAACATACTTTGCTACACTAGGTTTAAATTGTGTAGCAACATACGCACCGAGTCTAAATGCCTCTCGCCACTTTGTTTCATCAACATACTTGACCATACCTTCACGCCAAAATGTCCAATTAAATTTGCGTAGTTTTTCCTCGTCGTTCCATACTGCTATTGGACTGGGGTCTTTCCATCCATTACATTGCAGTCTGTTTTCCTGATGGAAATAGTTACTGATATCGTTATAGTAATGACCTAAATCAACTACATCCTTACAGTATTGTTGTACCGAGTAGTCATAATCGTTAAACTTATCCGTAATATCTGTAGTGTATCCATATAGGAATTTATTGTGGTCACTGCTTCTTAATTTCAGAAATTTATCCGTAACTGTTTGTTCTGTTATTTGTTGTAATGGAAATGGTACTTCTTTCTCCACAATATATTTGGCAAGAGCGTCTATCGCTTCGCTCTTCTCAAATTTACTCTTAAAGTCTTTCCACTCGTCCGCAGAAAAAACGGGCAACCCACTAGGGGTCGCCCGCTCCTCCAATACCGATCTTGCGCCGGTTTCTTTTACCATGTCCCTTTATATATTGCCATTACTTTGGCATTATCTTCACCACGGTAATGATTATAATCACTAGCGTAACTCAACTGCAGGTTGAACGTGCTAGATTTACTTACCGCTGTTGTGTAGGACATTGTGTAGTCGATTTCTCGACCGTCTGGTGTCATGTCTGCTATTACGCCATCAAAGTGTAACGCACCACGCTCTATCCTGAGGGGTTGTGAAACACCAAATTTAACGGCTGAATCCTCATCTATGGCATAATCAGCACTAACACCAAATCCCATAGCATGGAAGTCGTCCATGCCCTTAACATATCCATAACCAGCATCACCCTGTGCCAATGCGTAAGTCATGTTACCACTTAAAGTCCAATCTTTAATACTCTTAGAGCGCCGTATGTTAATGTATCGAGACTCTAAATTTGACATATTAAGCAAACTCTGTCCTGGTGCCCAGCCAAGTAGTGTGTTGTCAGTAGCGACTGCTATATCAGTAGCACCAAACGACATGCCTGCTACAAAGTCTTCTACTTGGCCGTATTCATCAGGCTGTCCTATGCCAAAGTTGAATGAGTTATCTTTACCAAACTCAAATGCTTTAAACATAGTTGTGTCATTAAATGAGAAGCCAACATTATTGCTATTAATAATGCTATTGTTCATGACACTTAACTGATCCTTAACAAAACCCAACTGCCAAAAACGATCGCCTCTGCTACCGGCTTCACGTTGAGCAGTATTGTTATTGTTCTTTTTATTACCAGTAATATCGTTCACTTTTACTTTGATTTGGCCAGTACTACCACCTGGTGATAATAATGTTCCAAAAGTGCCATCTTGGTATACAACAATCCAATCTAATCGGCGATCACCATTAGCATGAACTGGCATAAGCATTCCATTCATACCTGCTTTAGGTATCCCAGCAAAAATAGGAGTTCCAAGTCTGCGGAAAGTACCGTTGCCATTGTTTAACCAAATGCCACCATGCTGAGTTCCTACACTACCTCCAAAATTTCTGTAGTGATTGACATATAAGTCTTTATGGCCATCACCATTAATATCTAGCAACCTTGGCGGATGTCCTTTTGACCAAGACCCAACTATTGCACCAATATTGAACTGTTGTTTTTTGTGTAATTTACCGCCACCTCTGGTATATACTCTCATCCAACTATTCTGTGTGCAATCATCACCACACTCGCCATATACAAGTAAGTCATTACCGTTTTTAAGTATTAACCTGCCGTACATTGCTCCTGGGCCACCTGGCAATTTCTGTATTACAGTAAAATTTTTCCCGCCATGATTTTTCCATACAGTTAGACCACCACCAGGAACTACGCCACCGCCACTTAATTGATGAGCAGTTGGTCGTGCCTCTCCAACAGTAATCATTTCCTTATAACCATCACCATCTAAATCTAGAAAAGCACCAGTAAATGCGCCAGTATTTCCTGACCATACACCTAAACTTTGTGCTATGCCATTACCTGGATGATTACCAAATGCTCCTGGTTGGAAATTAGAAAATATTGAAGTCCCTGCCTTAAACGTAATTAAGTCCAGTTTTCCATCTTTATCTATATCTTCAACGAGTGCATGATGCATTACTGCCCTGACACCAGAGAACGGTACGCAATTGCTACTAGTGCAATTGAGTGGCGTCATTACGTCATCGGTGTATGGGTTGCCGTGCCCTACAATAATTGCTCGTTTAGAAAAGTAATCTCCATACCATTCTGTTGTAAGATTACGAATAGATCCACCCCTCCATTGCACATGATAAGAGCCATCAGGCCTACTCATAAAAACAAAAGGCCTAACAATTGGACTCACACTGTGATTTCTATTCCACGAGTAAGCAGATTGTAGATTTAACACATCACTCTTGCCATCACCATTCCAATCACGTGAAACGTAATTGTTATGATCATACACATATTTCCATATATTGGGAATGTTTCCATGCCCTGCTTTGAATGAATAATTGTTACTCAAACCTCCAGCATGTGCATCAAATGGCATAAACAACCCTAACACCAATACAACACCTACAGCATACAAATACAACATCGACAATGAAATCTTCTTCATTTCCTTAACCTCGTTTATCTTTCTAAAATTACAAAAGAACCAAAATTACTATCAAAGACCTGAAGCAAGTTTTCATAATCACTTGACATCATTTCTTTAATAATCTTTTCAGAATCAAGTCCCAACTGTCTTGCAAAACGTTCTGCGTAGGCCATTAATGCATATGCATTACCATCAGGCCCTGTGATATCAATCACAAGTTCTTTTTTGCGTCGTTTTTTACGAATTGTCATTACTTTACACTCAATTTGGTTTATGACATGTGGGTTTCGTAGTAAGCATGGGCACCAAACGGCGGTACCGGTGCTCCTTCAATGCGGTGAGTGTGTATTATAAAACAAGTGTCACAATACTTCTCATCGCCCCATGAACCCCACGGATAACCATCTGTGAACATAACTAACTTCTTAGGTTCAATGGCATTCTCTTTTAGATACTCGTATACTGCTTCAAAAGAAGTTCCACCGCCACCAACTATTTCATAACTGTGAATGTCATGTAAGTTGTCGGCAGTAAAATCCGCTTCATTATATACTTCAGTATCAAAGCAGAAGACCTTAATGTTAAACGTAGTGTAGGCGTCCATAATGCCTTTAATCTCTGAGAGGAAATCACGCACCATGTCTTCGCTTATGCTACCGCTAACATCAATAGCAACTACTAAATCAATCGTTTCGTCTGGAACCATACCCGGCAACATAACGCCCGTATGCCACGCCTTGCGATTGGGTCGCATCCAACTAAAATCACTTTTAATGGTGCTCTTAATTTGGACGTCCAACAAATCCCGCCAGTTCATTTTGGGCTCGGTTAATTCCTTAATCATCCGAGCAACACCAGCAGGAATATTTCCAGCACCAGCAGTCTGTGCGGCACTGAGAATTGCTTCTTTCATTTCGTCCTTAATCTCTTTACGCTCTTGGTCGGAAAGGACTGGCCGATCACCTGCGCCCTGCTCATCACCACTGCCACCACCCTCACCATCATCATCAAGGTGGTCGTCAAGGACTTTGTCGAGCAGATCTTCTATGTCAATCTTCTCAACATTTTCGTATAAGTCGTCATATACTTCTTCAAACGACTGGCCGTAGTATTTGGAATCGTGTATAATGGGAACCACATCAATTGGCTCACCAATTTTGTGCTGTATCAAATCACCATTTACGCAGTAGTCTGCGGCAATGTTTGATAACTGCCCATCACGCTCGCCTCTGCGACCAATGTGATCATACACTACGTGAAGGACTTCGTGCCCAAACAGAAACTCTATCTGTTTCGGCGATAATTGTTTCAGGAACTTCGTGTTATAGTAAAACCTACGGCCATCTGTAGCGGCGGTAGGCAACCATCTATCAGCATTTACGAGTGTCAGGCGTGTAGCCAAATTACCGAAAAACGGCTCTTTGAGCAACAGCCCAATTCGTGCTGTAGTAAGGGACTCTCGAATTTCTTTATCAAGATCCCAGTCAGTTTCAAACCCAATCTCTAGATTAGGATTCTTTGCTAATTTGCTATCAGCGGTAGTTGAACTTGGGGAGGTCATATGTCTATATTACCATTTAATATACTTATATTATAGCATTTATCTGCTAATCTGTCACGGAAAATAGTGCTGTAAGTGCTTGAATTGGCAGGCAGTACTGAGGCATTGCGCCCGTTCCTGCCTGCCTCCCAAGTATCCTATGCCTCCATTGCCGAAATGACGTATTTTCCAAACCGCTTGTGGAACTCATCAAACGACTTGAGTTTACCAGGCACTAGCGGCAGGTTGTAGTTCGTAAGGGCCATTTTCGCGCCCATTACCGTCACCTCTGTAAGGAAGTTATCCATCATGAAACGGAAGAAGTTGTCGCACATTGCATGCCATTCCTTACCAGGATTCTGCTTCTTGGCCTTCTTGTAGGAATCACGCAACTCGTAACACATCGAGATGGTTAGCGAGTACATTGCAGACACTTCTTTCACTTCAAGTTTGGTCACCGTGCCGTCAAGTATATCTGACGGGTTGGGCAATTTGCCTGAATGCTTTCGGTGAGCGTTAAACTTGACAGCCAGGCCTTCACCAACCGTACCAGCAACCAAGTCTGTGATTTCGCTCTCCGTCATATCCGGATCGCCATCTTCTTCCTGAAGTAACTCACTCACAAACACCCAGGATCGCGGTGTGGCAAACGAGCGTTCGTTGCTACCCGCATCAAAATTGTAGAGATCGTTCTTTGAGAAGGTCAGGTAACCCAACACATCGGGATGAATCTGATGTTCAACTGCCCACTCCTGCCACGTATCAAAATCTGCGGACACTTCAACATGGACGAAACGGTTTGCCAACGGGGAGGGCATTCTGTAAGTGACGCCACGGTCAGTCTCACGGTTCCCTGCCGCTACGATAACACAGTTATCGGGCAATTTGTAAGTACCAATTCGTCCGTTGAGCACCAACTGATAAGCGGCGGCCTGAGTTGCCATCGGAGCAGAGTTTAACTCGTCCAAAAACAATATGACGATGTCGTGTTCTGCGGCCTGTTCCGCTGTGGGAAGATCCACAGGGTGTGCCCAGGACATTGTATTCGCGGCCTGGTTGTAATACGGAATACCACGCAAGTCGGTGGGTTCCATCAAAGCCATACGCAGGTCGATAAGCCAACCATTCTTAAAAGAGCCAGTAATCTGCTCCATAAGGTCACTCTTACCAATGCCTGGCGGCCCCCATACAAATATTGGTCGCTTCCGCTTCATTGCGCGGCGGATTGACTTCTCCGCTCCACGCAGGGTGACGGTGCGAACTTCGGCTTGTGCTGATTGTGCCATAGTTTTTCCTCTTACTTGGGTTTACAAAATGCCTTTCCGCCCAGCGGAATAGCCTTTGAGATAAACGGTGCCATACTCATTTACACAACTGGCACCAATATCTTCTGCGAAAATATTGCCACGGACACCATTTTTCACGGGAGCCTTCCAACTACCCTTCAAAATGTCGCCGTTCTCCATATTCACGAACGTGTGAACAGTAGTCTGGCCGTACTCAACTCCAGTGTTCTCTTCGCCAACAATGTCAGGATCGCCATTTTTCCAGTGACGGTGCATTGTAACGACTTTCGCGTATTTCTTGCCAAAAATGACGTCAACTTCGTTGGAAGGACCATGGGTGTATCCCATCAATTTCCAGTAATTGTCATTCATGGTTTGGACCATACTTACATATTCAACTATGCGGTCCATCATTTCTCGTTCGGGTATCATATACTTGGGTTCCTATTGATTCCTTAACTTGTTCTACTATTATAGCAGATTCCTGTCAGAAGTCTACCTTTTTGGGCCGATAAGTGCTTGATTTCATTGATTTTTCACATTTTTTTAAGTCATTGATTTTAAAGGCTTTTTTCGATCTGGGTAAATATTGATGTTATGACACAACAGATCTGGGTTCACGACAGGCTCGATGAAGCATTGCCATTCTGTGTTCAGACCATAGGCAAGAATGGTAGTACTCGATTACACAAGTGGCTAAACCATTACGAATTTACAAATGCCCGATGGGATTTTGTCGGCAATCACGATATCTATAAGCATTTTCCTACCTATGTTTTTATACAAGATCCTATCGATAGATTCGTAAAAGGATTCGCTGAACTAATTAGTAATTTGCGGCCTGCTTATGATGTAGGTTCACAAGCAGGAGATCCTACCAATATAATAGCATCACCAGCATCAGAGCATGTTAATATTAAGGAAGTATTAAATAAAATGCCTACAGATGCTGTAGATGCATTTTTATTTCATTTTCTTCAACATTTAGATATGTACATGCGTGATTATCATCTTAAATTACAGATTAGTATATTAACATCATTGTCTAGTTTTAATTTAGAATATGAAGTATTAAAGATAGACGATATAGATAACTTTCACAATATAGCTAAAGAAAAACACGCCCAACATTTTGCTGAGCGTGTTGATGGACATGCTAATGGATTAATACCTATTGATCCAGAGCGTGTAGAAGATTCTGACCGCCAATTTATAGAAGATCGTGTTCACAAAATCTTAGTTGACCATTTAGATGGTGAACTCTCGGCTATCCGAGAGTATCTCTTACCTGATTTGGGTTTGTGGGATCTTCTTAATTAATACACATTCCTTTAAATGATTCGCACTCCCATGCCCACCAGTGATTTGCCCTTTTTGGGTCACCAGTATCTCTATCAAAAGGAATATCTATATTAGATGTTTTCGAAATATGTTTATAAGCATCACGTGGTATTGCAAAATAGTAAAATTTATTTTGCTTGCGTTCGTAAACTTGAATACGTAGTGTACCAGTTTTTCCGGAAACGCTTGTTATTGGAGCGCCGTATTGTCTTCCATAATTATGTGTTCGAGCAGATGCCATTTTACAATCAGAACCATCACTTAAATCTGCCTGATCTTCTGATATAACTTTATACTTGCCTACTTTTGCCACAGCGTTTTCAAAACAAGTACTAACCTCTAATAGACCGCCTTCTAATAGCAATCTTACTGTTTTCTTATCATAACTGCGCCACTTTGGTAGATACTTCATGAAATTTTTAAAATGGGCAATTTCTAAATGAAGGACATCGCCTTTTGTTGCCATAATATTTCGCTAATGTGGCGTGTTGTCTTCTATTAAAGAAAAACGTGTAATGCCATTACTAACATTACGAGACACAATGCTTCCATTATTTTATCCGTGGATCAACTTGCATGATGTGGACGTTATCTTTTTCATCTCTTCGTACTGAGATTGTTTTGCCGTTCCGTACTGCATAAGAATTAGCGGCACTATACGCGGCACATCCACCACCTATATCCCGTCTCTTTGAACTTGGGTCACTTGCTGGAACTGTGAAACCATATCCAGGACCTTTATCAAAAACCGCCTCCATCTGGCGAGACCATTTACCTCTTGAGCGACCCCTAATCGGAGGAAAATCACTCGGCTTCATTTTCTTGACTTTATAAACTACTTTTTTATTTGGCATTACTATTACCTGTTGTTAAAATATGAAAAGTATGGGGGGCATTGCGCCCCCCATGATTGTTGCTTACGCAGAACCGTTAGCAATAGCGCGGTAACCGGCGCCAACTACGGCACGAGATGCCGTACCCATTCGATACTTCGAACTTGTGCGTCCTTTCGTATCAACACGGGTGTTGGTATAGACCGGGTGGCCTTGGAAACGAAGACTCTGAATCAGAGCGCCTGGGTTCCCAACATTCCAACGAGCAGAGATCTGCTTCGCGGTAAGTTCCTGGCCTTCCTGTAGTGCTGAAAGCACCTTTGCTGTTTTGGTTGTCATATATGACTCCTTTCAAAATGGCAGATTAAGGGCCCGCCTTTCCCTATCCCACATAATGTGGAAATCTTTATTACAATATACTATGATACACGATCTAAGGTATATTGTCAAGTGTTTTGTGTTATTCTTCGATAATGTCGACGTCTTTTATCGGAAGTACAAAAGTCCAACCTTTTTTGCTGTCCTTAACTTCATATACTTCTGTTTCGTAATCTACTGCAATTACAGTTCCTTCTCTCACTAGCACTTTCTCATTGGTAATGGGCACGTCAGCAAGCGAATAAAAACCGCCTGGTCGACCCCACTCATCTACAGGAAATAATTTCTTGTAGGTACATTTTGGTGTATCATAATCACTCATTATTTTCTCCTATTTTTCAAAATCTGCAAAGTATTTCTGCCAAGTTTCCTTTGATTTTGCGTTGTCCTGAGTTAATTTCCCTGATTTCATACCATTGCCACTGTATTCAATATTTAGATAATTACCCGGAAAAACAATATGTTGGGTATCAATGGGAACGCCATTTCCGCAAACAAAATAAAATGATGGCATATCAATTCGTTGTTCGCCTCGATGTATTTCCCAACATTTTATTTTCTTACCACTATTCCATTCCTTCCACTGCCTGCAATACTTGTCGTTTTCAAAAGTAACAGTTCCTTTTGACCAGTCCTTGCCATTTAATTTAGGCATCCAGCCAACAGTCTTTTTATTTGTAGGATAATAGATCGCAAAAGTGCCCCAACTATCAACTGATAGGAGAGTATTACCAGATAGAAGTTGTTCAATCTCGGCCGTGTTTAATTTTGTTTCTGCTTTGCCTCTCCACGTTACACCTTTTTCAGCGGTGCAATTATGTAGACGAGTGTTTTTGGCTTTTATTTCATTTATGTCAGCAATTGCTGACATAGATAAAAGCAATGTTACTGCGAATAGTATTTTTTTCATGTTAATCAGTCCCTCTCCATTTAAGTTGAAATTCTTTGCGCGGACCATAGAGTTCGTTCTTCTCGTCCCGGCGTTGCTGTTCTTCTACTTCTTCAGAATTGAAGTCATCCGTATCTTCAACCATTTTAAATCCAAGATTAGAAAGATATTCAATCATTGATTGTGGATGAAACGAACACACTCGTTCGCCATACTCGTTATAAAAACCTGGTCCTTTATATGTCATTGCAAACTCTCCAATATTTCGTCAATATCAAATGCGAGCACAGCATCCTCTGGGAGGGTATGCTCAATTGCAACTATGTCCTCATCGGACATTTCTGCCAGCTTGTCTTTAATAAACTCGCGTGTCATCCAAAATAATCGTTCAGCATCCATTAAAAGTCTCCATTATCGACTTGAAATACGCGGAGTCCATTGCGTCTCCACATGTCCACAACTCTGTTTCTGTCGTCAAATGCCATTGTAGGATTGAATCCAAACTTCTTCATATCCGCAAGCATATTTTCTTTAACCTCAGAATCGGAATGGTATTGTTCCCACATACCTCGGAACAATGCTAGGTCGTACTTAACACCAGCATCTTTTAATTGCTTGAGCGTCAAGTCTTTGTCTTGCTCAAGCCGCCCTGTGGAAATAATAATACGATGCCCTGCCTCTTTCAGCAATTTGGCCATCATCACGACATCCTTGTTGGGAGTGTCCCAGATCATGTCCGCACGAAAGGCTTTCCAATCTTTCGGTTTTTGCTCAACATGATGGCGCCGATGGTCAATGTCCATCAGCGTCCCATCCACATCAAAGATGACATCTGCCATATTATTTCCCATTGATATTCCACACAGGTTTAAACCGTTTAAGTAGTGCATCTTCTTCCTGATCCACTAAATTAATTTCACGTGTAACCTGTTCTCCAAGTAACATATACGATTGTTTGATACTATCACAAACTCTTCCGTATATTTTAATCTCTTGCCCACTGTTGATTGTATCTCTTATCAGTTTCGCTTTATTGATCCCAGTGGCACTTCCTCCACGCCATCCTCCGCGATGTTCACCTAGTCGTTTATTGATGCCCTTACTAGCCATGCCTATGTAAACAACTGAATCGCCAACTACCCAGGCATATATTTGTCCTTGCGATAGTTTAAATTCTGGATCCTCTATCTTGTATTTGACTTCTTCTCCATCAAGATAGATACTGCCCGCCGGCCGGAAGGCGTACTCTTGTAAGTCTTGTAGCCGGCAGGAAGTAAATTCCATTTGTTATATCTTCTCGAGCATCGTCCCCGGAACACGCCATGAGCCATACTGCCCGCAATCAACAACTACGCGAGTCCGTTTGACTTCCACAACATCGCCCGTCATCTGCTTCGGAACACGGCCACGGTTAGTCTTACGACCACTCGTTACCATAACACGGTCACCTGGCTGTAGAGCACCAATACGTGCCTTACCCTTGCGGCGGCGTGCCTCCATGACCAGTTTGCTTACAGCCTTCAACTGATCCATGTCCATTGCGTCAAAGTCCACTCGATGAAGAGCGTCGATTGCTTCTTTGTTTTTCTCTTGTTCGTTAAAGCCTTCCATATTAATACCCCGTAAGTATCTTAAGGTTGATTTCATTTGCATCACACATCTCGATAATCTCGTCGTTAGTCATCCACTTGGCGACCATTACTACGAAATTATCAGGATCCAGTAATCCTTCCTGTACTGCTTCACAAAGACGTTCACGTGCATCGCGGTCCATTAGAAGTACCTCACGCGAGTGGAATCTGTGTTTTCGAATATATCCGTTTTGTCGCGCCGTATACCGGGCAATGCTCCTTTCGGAACTTCGTTTTCAGTCAAGTAGCCAAATCCCTTGTAATTGCCGGAGTCCATAAGGACTTGCTCAACCATCAGCATCACGCCTTGTCGCCAGTAGCGATCAACAGGAACGTATTTGCTTTCTACTTCGCTCCAACGCATGGACGCTTCAAGGGCTCGATTTGCTATACCCTTGACTTTTTCAACTTCGATTGTCTTTCGACTTGCCATTTATTTGCTCCAGTAAATTAGCATCATACCACTATTATAGCAAATATAGACGAATTGTCTACTATTTTTGTGCTGTAAGTGCTTGATTCTGCTGGATTTTTAAGATTTTTGTAAGTGCTTGATTTTAAAGGGTTTTCAGAAATCGCTAGAATCAGCGATTTTTGCGCTTTCTAAGTATTTTCCCAAGTCGTGACCATTCAGATAAAACATCGTAGCCAGTTTTTCATCAAATATTGAGATATTCATATATTTCTGTATTCTGCCCATTTTGTTGACATGTATGAAATATGGGCTCGGCATGCGTTTATCCAAGTCCAGATATAGGCGTTGTTTTCCTGTTACAGATACAGTACTGAGATCAAATCTGTATTCTTTTAGTTTTAACTCTTTTGTGAATGTAAGATAACCTGGTTTTGTGAGTCGCAGACCACTAGAACCTCTGACATTATACCACCAAAACAGAGTATACTTTCGTATATTTTCTGTGTTGCGTGGGATATCCAAGAGATCCATAAATTTAATAGTATAATCATTTTTATTTAATCTGTTACTCACCTTTTTCTACTTTCTTACCTTCTGATAATAAGAAGACTTCGAACTTATTAGTTCTGAATTGCTGATTTAATTTTTTTGCTAGGTTATGTGCGTGTCCTGGATTACCAAATACAACTCGTTTATATTTTGGCCCAGGGTAATTGACAAGTAAGTTGCTAGTTTTTAAATTAATAGGCTGACCATCATAAAACACCGCCCAAATGCCTTCTACTTTTAGTATTTGGTCGGATTTATATGTGTCTTTATTTGTATGCTCTAAAATTACTTCTGGTTTAGGCCTGCTCATTAGTTTAAGTCACTCCTGTATAGTTATATACGTATATAACTATTTATCGTGGCTTAACTAGAACTCTCCGGCGTCAAACTCTACTTCTATTACTTGATTTTGTATGATTTGGTCTTGTAATTGTATGATTTGCTCTTGACAAGTAGCGATATGTGTCAAAAGGACCGCTAACGAGTGTTCTAAATCATTACAATGTTGTTTGCCTATTCTTAATTCACTTTGCCCACTATGCTTTAGTCCAGCAATTTGGTGTAGCAAGTTTTCAATAGGGCGTAGGTTAAGTTGTGGACTTGACATACTTTAATGCTTCCTTTGCATCCTCTACTGACTTGTATGGACCTTTGTATCCATATCTATCTAGCGTAATAAGTTTTGGACAGTATGCAGTAGTCCAACCTATCTTATTAAAGTTTATAATATAGTGCCCGGCACAAAACCAACACTTGCTGTCCTTGCGTTTAGTAAACATTGGTAGTTTACGTGCTAGGTCAAATATTGTATTGTATCCATTTTTGGAATTGATAGGGTAGTTGTATACTTCTTCTTCTACTTTTGTATCGCGAGTATTCTCTTTATTAAATTTAATAAACCGTAAGGGATATTTCTTTAATAAGTTTTTCTTATTCTCAAAGGCACTTTTGCGACCGTTTGCTGTTATAACGAACGCATCGCCTAATTTGTTAAGCATGCCTATACTTTTACCATCTTTAGAAAGGATCCAGAAACGATCCTTTATTAATGGTTTTGCTATTGTGTCTTTTGTCATCGTCCTATGTCCTTGATGCAGTCTTCGCTAATCACCATATATGGACCTTTATTAAAGGCCGGCGCAATAGTGTGATTAGACTTATATGATTTTCGTTTTGGTAATGCGCCTAGAACTCTAGAGTCGTGTGAGGGAATATCTTTTGTAGGGCAGTTTGTTTCGTAATTAGGAAAAGGATTCACAGTAGAAGTAAATCTTATTTTCTTTTTTCGGCCTATTGCTTTATTGCGTCTCTTACGATACGCCGCCGCCATACGTTCTTGATATGTGTTCATTTAATGCTATTTGTCCTTCAAGTATTCTAATGTTTCAGACAACTGTGGTTTTCGATCTTTAAATTTATCAATGGTATCTTTCCATTGTTTTTTATCAGTAACAAAATTAGGGTATGCACCTATTGCTTTTCCTATAGTACGATCCAACTCATCCATAGTAGTTAAATCTTGTTTTGCTTCTAATACTTTGCGTTTAGCATCCAAACCAAACGTATTCTTAAACCAGATGTTTAGTCTATCGCTAATGTTTACTACTTTTCTAAACGTTTTTCTACTGATTATCTTCAAAACAATTCCCTTTCTGTTAATACTTGAAACTCATACCCATGATCTATACAATATAATCTAGCGGCTCTCCACTTGGCTCTGTTTACACTCCAAGATGTCTGCCACTTAGGTTTAATTTCAATAATTTTCTCAATAGTCTTGCCTTCAATATCCTTGTACTTTACATAAAAATCTGGATAGTAATTGTGTGTACGCTCATCTTTTGGTGATACATATGGAATATGGATTGGCTCACTATCCCATTTTAATATATTCTCTGAACGATCACAATAGATCATAAATCTCCGTTCCCACATCGATCTATATATTGCATCCTTCTTATCAAGTTTAGACTTGTTTTTAGGTATATACTTTCCTTTAATTGCTGTGTTTCTCATTTTACATCCATAAGTCTGTGTAGTGCTTTCCAAACAATGCAAATCCGTCTTTAGTGTCTTGCCAACGCTCATCAGTCCAATAGTCTATATCACTGTCTGTATCTCCGACAACATTCTCGAAAGCAATAATCATTTTATCAATTGCATCGGACCAATCTTCAAATTCCTCAAAGTCTTGTGGATAACTTTGCGAGTTATCTCGCAATTGTTCTAGAGCAGGAATAATTATTAATGCTAATGTGTGATCCAATGCCCATGTATCCCATGGGTGTATTTCTACATCAATGTCAAAACTGCCATCATTTTGCGGCTCACCAATGTCAACTCTCATTTTATTTTCCTCGGCCTTCCCTCATCATCAAGGGCAACATTTACAAAATCTCCACATGCTACTCTAGTTTTACCTACATATACATCAATGTGTACAGTTGCAGATGTTGTCCCTAACTTTACAATGTGTCCATAACAAGAGACTAAATCTCCTATTTGTACACACTTAAAAAATTCTATATTATTAACTGCTCGGGTAGCACTCTTTCCTTCTGGTGCTATATGTGCAGATGCCAAGTCCATTAAACCCATAAGCCAGCCACCAAATATATCGCCCCGAGCATTGGTGTCTCGCGGCATTGCTGATACTTGTATAACTAATTTGCCTAGTAATTCGTTAAAAGCCATTTAATTGTCCTTGGATATAACTCATGTTCTACTTTGTGTATTCGTTGTTCTAAATCCTCTAAACTATCATGGTTGAGTATGGGAACTCTTATTTGCTCTATAACAGAGCCAGTATCCATTCCCTCATCTACATAATGTACTGTAACGCCGGTCTCATTAACACCTGCGTCAAATGCTTGCTTAATAGCACCCGCCCCCTTGAACTCTGGAAGTAAAGATGGATGAATGTTGATAATGTGCGATTCCCAGCGTTGTACGAAACCAGGGCTCAAGAGTCGCATAAAGCCGGCGAGTACTATTAAGTCTATTTTGTATTCTTCACATATATTTGTTGTTCTATGTTCTAATCGTTTAAGGCTAGACAATACATACGTAGGTATTCCTGCCTCTTCTGCTCTAGTCAATCCATAGGCATTAGGCTTGTCAGACAAAACATACTTAACAGGCAAGTTTGCGTCTATAATTGCCTGCAAGTTTGTTCCTGAACCAGATAGTAATACAACTATTCCTGACACTACGCCTCCGAGTAACTCGAGTTTAAAATTTCACTAAATCTTTGAGCATCATCACCTAACTTTTGTAGGTTATGCTTGCCACAAAACTTCATAAAATGAATCCCTACACTAGTATTCTTTTTTGCTGTAATACTGTTTATAGTTTCATTCATTTGTTCTCTAATATCGTCTGGTTGCTCCATTAAGTCAATCAGTCTTTTGTTGCGCTCGTAATCATCCTTTACTCTATGCTCAACATTATTGTGATCAACCCAACGTTGAAGCATC